ATATTGATTCTTATAGGAGAATTACTAATGAGAAGAATAAAATTAATTCGTTAGAGACTGAGGTTAAAAATATAAAAGAAGATTTAGAAGAAATTAAAACTTTATTGAGGAATTTAGCAAATGGATCCTGATCAAATATCCCTTGAAAACTTTAGTAAATTATTTGAATATGAGAAAATTTCAAGAGATATAGATAGTATAGATGATATTAACACTTTAAGAAATTTTGCAAAGTCTTATGCAAAACTTTATTTTAAACAACAAGAAGTAATATTGAAACTATAATGGCTCAACCTTCCACTAGGCAAGAATTAATCAATTATTGTAAGAGAAAACTGGGAGCACCAGTTTTGGAAATAAATGTTGCAGACGAACAAATCGAGGACTTAGTGGATGATGCTATCCAGTTTTTTCAAGAGCGTCATTTTGATGGTGTTTATCCCACTTTTTACAAATATAAGGTAACACAGGAAGATATTGATAGAGGAAGAGCGGGATATTCTTCAAATGCAACTAGCACTGCAGGAATTGCTTCAACTTCAGTTTCCGCTAATATTGTCGGAAACAATACTACTTTTACATTTTATGAGAATAGTAATTACCTACAAGTTCCACCTAACATTATAGGGGTTAATAAGATTTTTACGTTCGATGGTGCCAATACTATTACTCATAATATGTTTAGCGTGAAGTATCAGTTATTTTTAAATGATATTTATTATTGGGGAACAACTGAATTGCTTAGTTATGCAATGGTTAAGACATATCTGGAAGATTTGGATTTTTTATTAAATACGCATAAACAAATAAGATTTAATAAAAGGCAAGATAGATTATATCTAGATATTGATTGGGGTTCTGTAACTAAAGATCAATTTTTTGTTATCGATTGCTACTCAACTCTTGATCCAAGTGATTATTCAAGAGTTTGGAATGACTCATTTTTAAAACCATATTTGACATCTCTCATTAAAAAACAATGGGGACAAAATATGATGAAATTTACTGGGGTTAAACTTCCGGGTGGAGTAGAACTCAATGGGAGACAGATGTATGATGATGCACAAAGAGAAATTGATATTTTAATGGAAAAAATGTCTAGTACTTATGAACTTCCTCCTTTAGATATGATTGGTTAATCATATGTTAAATCCATTTTTTCTGCAAGGATCTAAATCAGAACAGGGTCTTGTTCAGGATTTAATTAATGAGCAATTGAGGATGTATGGGGTTGATGTTTATTATCTTCCTAGGCAATATATCACAGAAAAAACTGTAATAAGAGAGGTTATTGAATCAGAATTTAATAACGCATATCCAATCGAAGCTTATGTAGAAACTTATGATGGATATAGCGATAACCCTACAATTTTATCAAAGTTTGGTATTCAAGCATTGAATGAGATTACATTAACAATATCAAGAGAAAGATTTAAAAATTATATTTCACCGCTAATTCAAAAACAGTCAAGTATTAAATTATCATCAAGACCAAAAGAAGGTGATTTAGTTTATTTTCCTTTCGGTAAGCGTTTGTTTGAAGTAAAATATGTGGAGCACGAAAAACCTTTTTATCAATTGCAAGGTTTATATACTTATCAATTAAGGTGCGAATTATTTAGATATGAAGATGAACTCATTGATACTAGCATTGGTGAAATAGATGAACTAATTGGTGGAGATGATAATACCGAAAAAGTACCAGTCGGAAATATTGTGAATCTCACAATGGTTGGAGTTGGTGTTACTGCTTCTGCAATTTCATCCATCGTAAATGGTGGAGTTAGATTTATTACGGTCACAAATCGTGGAGGAGGATATACTTCAGTACCTAATGTAGGAATTTCATCCTCTCCGGTCGCTAATGGAACGGCAAGTGCAGTTGCAGAGATGATTGGTGGAATTGTTGTATGCAATGACAATCTAAATCCATCTTCAAGATCAGTTCAAAGTGTCAAAATCACAAATGCCGGTTATGGTTATACTGTTGCACCACAAGTGAGGTTTATTGGTGGAGGAGGAAAAGGTGCAACGGCGACGGCAACAATTGGCGATGGTATAGTTGGTGTTATAACAGTAACTAACAGTGGTTCTGGATATGTGCTTCCACCAACTATCACATTCTCCGGTATATCATCGGTATCTGCTGCAGCGACTGCAGTAGTTTCCGCTGCAGGTTCCATTACTTCCATTTATATTACAGATGCTGGACTAGGTTACACTACTGCTCCATCTATTACTATCGGAAACCCAAGTTTAATATCAACAGGAAGTTTTACTTTTAATGAACTTGTTACGGGATCCCAAAGTGGAGTTACTGCAAGAGTTAAATCTTGGAATTCGGTAACAAATGTTCTTCAGGTATCTAACTTGACTGGAGATTTTATACCTGGAGAAAATATCGTTGGATCCGCTTCAAGTGCTTCTCATTATCTGAGAAGAATTGATATTTATTCAGCAAGAGATGGTTACGCTGCAAATGACATAATTGAAGAAGAAGCGGATCAAATTATAGATTTCGATGAGTCCAATCCATTTGGAATGCCTTAAATTATAAATATTAGTTAACCATTGATATTATCGGAGTTGGAATTATGTTTGAGTATTTTTATCACGAAATATTGAGGAGAACTGTCATTGCATTCGGTTCTTTGTTTAATGAAATTTCTATCAAACATAAAAATAACTCAGATCAGATAGTCAGTGTTATCAAAGTTCCATTGGCATATGGACCCACTCAAAAGTTTCTTGCTCGTTTAAACCAATCACCAGATCTAAACAAACCAGTTCAAATTACATTACCAAGAATGTCGTTTGAATTTACTGGTTTGACATACGATGCTACAAGAAAAGCAACAACAACACAAACTTTTACTGCAAAATCAGTTGTAGATGGTACTGAGACTAAAAAAGCATATCTTCCAGTACCTTATAATATGCAATTTGAATTGAGCATTATGTCAAAATTAAATGATGATGCTCTACAAATTATCGAGCAGATAATTCCATACTTTCAACCAGCATACACTATGTCAGTTGATTTAGTTGAAACTATTGGAGAAAAAAGAGATATTCCTGTGGTGCTTGAAAACATTACAATGCAAGATGATTATGAAGGGGATTTCACAACAAGAAGAGTTTTAATTTATACGCTAAGGTTTACAGTAAAAACTTACCTATTTGGTCCTACTCAGTCTGCTACCAAGGATATTATCAAGAAAACTACTATCAGTTACATTGCTGGAGATACTACACCATCTCCTTCAAGGGAAGTTGTTTACTCAACAGAACCAAGAGCTATTCAAAATTACACTGGTATTATTGTAACTAATCTCTCCAAGGATATTACTACAGAAGATATGTTAATTGAGGTGAATGATGCAAGTTCTATCTCAATTAACACTTACCTAGATTTAGAAGGTGAAGAAGTTTATGTTAAGTCCAAGTCAGGAAACGTTTTAACTGTAGATAGAGGAAGAGATAATACAACAATCACTTCTCATTTAGCAGGTTCTCCAGTTAAATCAATTACTACTGCAGATAATGCACTTATTGAAGATGGAGATGATTTTGGATTTAGTGGTTCTACTTTCTGATGAGATATGAAAATGACTAAAAAGTTTGATAAATTAAATGAAACATTCAATGTTGATGCAGAAATAGTTCCTGTAGAGAAGGAACCTATTGAAGAAAAAATAGAAACCCTAGCATCCACTGCTAATGATATTAAAAAAGATTATGAATATGCAAGAGGTAATTTATATTCTCTCATAGAAAAGGGACAAGAAGCAATTAATGGAATTCTTGAACTTGCACAAGAAAGTGAAATGCCAAGAGCATATGAAGTAGCAGGTCAGTTAATCAAAAATACAGGAGAAATAGCAGAAAAACTTCTGTCTCTGCAAAAGACTCTTAAGGATGTGGAAGAAGAAAAACAAGCAAAAGGACCAACAACAGTCAATAATGCACTTTTTATTGGATCTACTGCAGAATTATCTAAACTACTTAAGCAACAAGGAATAGGGGAAACACCCATAGAATAAATAATAAAGAGAAATATTATCTTTATATGGTTTGGTCTAAGAATTATAAAAGATCAATTGATTGTGATAGTCCGAAAGGATTTTCTCAACGCGCTCATTGTGCTGCTCGTAGAAAAAGAGCAGAAGGCGAAGAGACCAAATCAAAATCACCTTTTAATGAAATGCATCAGGTAAAATCTCACAAATCAGTTGAAGATATTGCAAAGAAACACAAAGTAGAAGTTTCTTTTATAAAAAGGCAACTTGAAATGGGAATTCCTATTGAGCACGAACATACTAAAGATAAAGATTTAGCGACAGACATTGCTCTTCAACATTTGGGAGAAATTCCAGATTATTATACTCGCTTAAAAAAGATGGAAACATCTGCAAAGAAAGAAATGAAAGAGCATTGTGGTTGTGAAGATGATGCAGTCAAAGAACTTGAAACTGGTCTCAAAAAGTTAGATGATATTTCTTACAATTCTATTGATAAGTTAATGCGTCGTATTATGAAAAAATATGATATGACTGCAAAACAACTTCATTATGCATTTAAAGACAAGCATAATAAAATTCCAGATGACTGGATTAAAGATTTAAAAGAAGGTACTTTACATCATTGGTTTAAAGGTTCCAAATCAAAAGATGGAAAACCTGGATGGGTTCAAGCAGACGGTTCTCCTTGTGCAAATGAACCAGGAGAAACAAAAACACCTAAATGTTTCAGCAGTTCTAGACTTTCTTCTTTAAAGAGAAAAGGAGAGAAAGGAGAAGCATTAATTCGCTCTGCTGTTCGTCGTAAGCGTCAGGAAGATCCAGGACAACAACAAAAATCGGGCGGTGCAAAACCAACTATGGTTAAGACATTTGCAAAAGGGAAAAAGGATCCTAACTATATAAAGGCAGAACCAGGTATCAAAGAAGAAATGGAAATCAACGAAGCGCAAAAAGATAGACCTGGAAAGGGTAGCGGTAAGAAAGATGCCTGTTACCATAAAGTAAAATCAAGATATGATGTTTGGCCAAGTGCATATGCATCTGGAGCACTAGTTAAGTGCCGTAAAGTTGGTGCTGCAAATTGGGGAACTAAAAAAGAAGAAGTGACTGATACCTCATTATCAGATGTGGATCTTCCAGTAAATATGCCACCAGTACGTGGTGTACACGTTGATTACGAAAAAAGATATTGCCCAAAGTGTAAGAAAGAAGAATTGAGAAGTGAATGTCAATATGGCACAAAATATTGGGATATGTATTCAATTCCTACTAAATTAAAAGATATGTTTAATAAAGAAGAAAAGGATCACGAACATTCAATGGCAAGATCTGAATTATCAACGATTAATAATGCAGTTAAAAGGTTGAAGAAAAAAATGAAAGGTGAAGGTAATATTGAAGCCTGGGTTCAGTCAAAGATTACCAAAGCAGCAGATTATCTTGATGCTGCAGCAGATTATATTGACAGTGGAGAGCACAATGTGGATGAGATGAAGTGCTGGCCTGGTTATAAGAAAAAAGGAACTCAAGAACTCTTTGGCAAAAAATACAATCGCTGCGTGAAAGCGGAAGATGTAACTCTAGAAGATGCAGAAGGAAATACTTTTGTAGAAGTAGTAGATCTTATTACACCAGAACCAATTAAAGGTTTCAAATCTCAAGTTGATGAAGCAACCAGAATGCAAGCACAAACTGGTAACGTAATTGCAGTAACTTTGATGTGGAGAGGAAAGTATTATTCGCTTAGAATGTTCTTTCCTCAAGTTAAACTTCCATCTCGTCAAGAAATTAATGATGAATTGCAGAAAGTTTATCCTGGTTCAAAAGTAGTTTATCATTCAGTATCCGAAATTCAACCAGGTCAACCTTTAATTCAAGCATTTGGTCCTCAAGGTGGTAGTTCTGCAAAACCAGGTCCAAATAAAAATTATGTGAAACCGATGGGAGAAGACTTTGAAATTGAAGAAGATTGGCAAAAAGTCAATCGTCAAGATAGAACAGATGGATTAAGTCAGAAAGCGGTAAATGCTTATCGCAGAGAGAATCCAGGTTCAAAACTTCAAACTGCAGTAACTGAAAAAAATCCAACAGGTAAAAGAGCAGAACGTCGTAAGTCATTTTGCCGTCGCATGTCCGGAATGAAAAAAAGATTGACTTCAGCAAAAACTGCAAGAGATCCAGATTCAAGAATTAATAAAGCACTTCGTCGTTGGAATTGTAACTAATAGGTAGGTTTTATTATGTCTAATGATGTATATCTTGGCAATCCTTTATTAAAAAAGACAAACACTCCTATTGAATTTACTCAAGAGCAGATTCTTGAATTTGTCAAATGTAAAGATGACCCAGTTTATTTTGCAAATAATTATGTAAAAATTGTAACTCTCGATCATGGTCTGCAGACATTTAAACCATATCATTTCCAAGAAAAGTTAATTAACAATTTTCATAGACATAGATTTAATATATGTAAGATGCCTCGTCAGACAGGCAAATCTACAACTGTGGTTTCATTTCTTTTGCATTATGCTGTTTTTAACGATAACGTAAATATTGGTATTCTTGCAAACAAAGCAGCAACAGCAAGAGAACTTTTAGACAGACTACAAACTGCGTATGAAAATCTTCCAAAGTGGATGCAACAAGGTATCGTCTCTTGGAACAAAGGTTCTCTGGAACTTGAGAACGGAAGTAAAATCCTGGCTGCTTCTACTTCTGCTTCTGCAGTTCGTGGTATGTCATTCAATATTCTATTTTTGGACGAATTTGCGTTCGTCCCGAATCATATTGCAGATTCTTTCTTTGCTTCAGTATATCCAACAATTACTTCAGGTAAAAATACTAAAGTAATTATTGTATCTACACCGCACGGTATGAATCATTTCTACCGAATGTGGCACGATGCAGAAAAAGGTAAAAATGAATACGTGTATACTGATGTTCACTGGAGTGAGGTTCCCGGAAGAGATGAAGAGTGGAAAAAGCAAACCATTGCAAACACTTCTGAACAGCAGTTTAAAGTTGAGTTTGAATGCGAATTCTTAGGATCTGTTGATACTTTAATCGCACCATCTAAACTCAGAGCACTTGTATATGATAATCCAAAGGCAAGTAGTGGAGGATTAGATGTTTATGAAGATCCGATTGAAAATCACGATTACTTAGCGACTGTTGACGTTGCTAGGGGAGTGGGAAACGATTATTCTGCCTTTACTGTGGTAGATATAACATCTTTTCCTCATAAGGTAGTTGCAAAGTATAGAAATAATGAAATTAAACCAATGCTTTTCCCAAGCATTATTGTAGACGTAGTAAAAAAATATAATAATGCATATATCTTATGTGAAGTAAATGATGTTGGAGATCAAGTGGCATCTATTATACATTATGATCTAGAATACAATAACTTATTGATGTGTTCTATGAGAGGTAGAGCAGGTCAAATTGTTGGGCAGGGATTTTCTGGAAAGAAAACTCAATTGGGAGTTAAAATGTCAAAAACGGTTAAGAAAGTTGGTTGTCTTAACCTTAAGACAATGATTGAAGAGAATAAACTTCTTTTCAATGATTATGATATTATGAGTGAGTTGACAACCTTTATTCAAAAGCACAACTCATTTGAGGCAGAAGAGGGTTGCAATGATGACCTAGCAATGTGTCTTGTCATCTATGCTTGGTTGGTTGCTCAAGATTACTTTAAAGAACTTACTGACCAGGATGTAAGAAAGAAATTATACGAAGAACAAAAGAATCAAATAGAACAAGATATGGCACCATTTGGTTTTATTAATGACGGTTTAGATGAAAGTACTTTTGTTGACCAAGATGGCGATAGATGGTATACGGATGAATATGGAGACCGTGATTATATGTGGGAGTATATTCATTAGTGGACTTAGATAAGCAATTAAAACTTGGACATTTATTGCTTACAGATAGAAAGTGTAGAACGTGTGGAGAAATAAAAAATTTAATTGGAGAATTTTATAGAACACGTAAGGATAGAGGTCCTGTACTATCTTCATATTCATATGAATGTAAAGATTGCACAATAAAAAGAGTTTTAGAAGGTAAAAAGAATAAGATTCCAAAGAATGAGTGGGAATATCCTGATTGGTAGATATTCACGTCTTGTTTACGTCTCGTAAAATAACTTTTTAATAAATATTTTGTAGATAAACTGAGACTTACGGAGAAAAACATGGCGACTCCTCAATTATCTCCAGGCGTACTCGTCAGAGAGGTTGATTTAACTGTAGGAAGAGCTGATAATGTTTTAGATAATATTGGAGCAATTGCTGGTCCTTTTGCAGTTGGTCCTGTTGACGAAGCAATTGATGTTACAAGCGAAAAAGATCTTCTCAACATTTTCGGAAAACCACTTTCCACAGATTCCCAATATGAGTATTGGATGAGTGCATCTTCATTCCTCTCATACGGTGGAGTTCTGAAGGTAGTTAGAACAGATGGTGGTTCACTAAGAAACGCTAATGCTATTAGAAATTCTGCTGGTGTTTCTACAGCAGGTGAACCTAATTTGAAAATTAAAAACTTTGATGATTATGAGGCGAATTACGCAGATGATATTGCCAATTATATTTTTGCAGCAAAAAATCCAGGTTCTTGGTCCAATAATCTTAAAGTATGTGTAATTGATGATAAAGCGGACCAGATTTTAAGTGTAGGTGCGGCAGTAACTGCAAATGTCACCGTTGGAATGGGTATTACAACCACACTCACTAACGTTCAGTCCGCTGGAATTGGTACTACATCACTTTTTAACGGATACCTTAAAGGTATTGTTACTGGAGTTGGTGCAAGTGTCGTTGAAGCGAAGATTGTTTCTGTAGTAGATACCAACGGCGTAGAAACACTAGTAACATACGCTCAGAAGTCTCAACTAAGATCATTTAAACCAGCAACAGGTGGTGGTAATCTAACAGTTAACTTTATCACTAGTGCTGGAATCGCAACAACTTCAGCAACAATCAATACAGGTTCTTCTCCAATCTTAGATTGGTATGATCAACAGATTCTTCAACTTTCCAATACTGCTATTTTCTGGAGTTCAATTGCACCAAAACCAGGAACTTCACAGTATGCTGTACAAAGAAACGGAAAGAGTGATGAAATTCATGTTGTAATTGTTGATGACACTGGTTCCGTAACTGGAATTCAAGGAAACTTACTAGAGAAGCATTTAGGTCTATCAAAAGCAACAGACGCAGTATCTGCAGTCAATTCACCACAGAAGATTTGGTGGAAAAATTATCTTGCAGTTTATTCGAATTATGTTTATGCCGGAGATAATCCTTCTGATGACTTAAATGCAAACGAACCAGTAGTTGCTACAGGATTCTCAACTTCATTTACTGAATTTACAAATAGCCAAGGACTTTGGAACACTGAAGTACAAGATAGAACTTATAGTGCTCTAGGAAATGTAACTTACACATTAACGGGTGGAGTAGATTATTCAGCGAGCGGCGGAATGACCGCAACTCTAGGAGATTTGTTTGGCGCATATAACCTGTTCTCCAATAAAGATGAGATAGAAGTTGATTATCTGATTATGGGTCCTGGTTTGTCTAGTAAGTTTGAATCACAAGCAAAGGCAAATCACCTAATTTCAATTGCTAATTCAAGAAAAGATTGCGTTGCAGTAATTTCACCACATCGTGCTGATGTTGTAGATATTACTAATCCAGATACTCAAACTGATAACGTACTTGAGTTCTTCTCGCCACTTTCTTCTTCATCATATGCAGTATTTGATAGTGGTTATAAGTACACGTTCGATAGATTTAATAATAGATTCCGTTGGATTCCTTGCAATCCTGATGTTGCAGGTTTGATGGTAAGAACAAGTATTGTTGCTTATCCTTGGTTCTCTCCCGCAGGTCAGCAAAGAGGTATTCTTAATAATGCGATTAAACTTGCATATAATCCAAATAAAGCACAGAGAGATCAGCTATATCCCCAGAGAGTTAACGCTATCGTTAATCAGCCTGGAATTGGTATTCTTCTCTTCGGCGATAAAACTGCTCTTGGATATGCTTCCGCATTCGATAGAATCAACGTTCGTCGCTTGTTCCTCACAGTTGAGCAAGCACTTCAAAGATCTGCTCAGGCACAACTTTTTGAATTGAACGATGAGATTACAAGAGCAAACTTTAGAAACATTGTTGAACCATACCTCCGTGATGTTCAGGCTAAGCGTGGTCTCTATGGATTCTTGGTTGTTTGCGATGCATCAAATAACACTCCTGATGTTATTGATAACAATGAGTTCAGAGCAGATATCTTCCTGAAGCCTGCCAAGTCCATTAACTACGTAACTCTTACCTTTGTTGCTACCAGAACTGGGGTAAGTTTTGAAGAAGTTGCTGGTACTGTTTGATTTTAAAATAAACTAAACCAAGGAGGATCTTAAAAAATGGCACATTCTATTCAGGATTTTAAATCAGCACTCATCGGTGGCGGCGCCCGCCCCAATCTATTTGAGGTTACAATTCCAGCACCACCAGCAGCAGTAAATCTTACCGAAAACTTCCCCATTTTATGCAAGTCTGCGGCACTTCCCGCATCAAATATTGCTTCTATCGACGTTCCTTTCAGAGGAAGAACCTTTAAGGTTGCTGGCGATAGAACATTTGATACTTGGACAATTACTGTCATCAACGACCAAGATTTCCTTATCAGAGATGCTATGGAAGCTTGGATGCAGTCAATCGGTCAGTATGGTGATGGCAGTGGTTTCACAAACCCTGCAGATTATATGTGCGATGCTTTCGTTAAGCAGTTTAGAAGAGGAAATAGTGCTGTAGGGAAGAATACTCCATTTGGAAATGGACTTGAGGTTGCAGCAACTTATAAGTTCTTTGATATTTTCCCAACCAATATTGCAGCGATTGATTTATCATATGACAGCACTGATACTATTGAAGAATTTACCGTTGAATTTCAAGTTCAGTACTGGACACCATCAACTGAAGAAGCATAATAAATAGTCTAAATACCAAGTTAAAAATTAATTATGGCGAAACTTTTTGGTTTTTCGATTGAAGATAATGAACCCATATCACCAAGTACAGTTTCCCCCGTTCCTCCCAATAAGGAGGACGGGGTTGACCACTATCTGAGTAGTGGTTTTTTTGGTTCATATGTAGATATTGAGGGTGTTTATAGAACAGAATTTGATCTCATTAAGAGATACAGAGAGATGGCACTTCACCCAGAGTGTGATAGTGCTATAGAAGATATTGTGAATGAGGCAATCGTAGCGGACACTAATGATAGCCCAGTTCAAATTGATCTGGACAATTTAAATGCAAGTGATGGCATTAAAAAGAAAATCAGACAAGAATTTAAGTATATTTTAGAATTATTAGATTTCGACAAAAAAGCACACGAAATCTATAGAAACTGGTATGTTGATGGAAGACTATATTATCATAAAGTAATTGATCTCAAGAAACCAGAATTGGGAATTCAAGAACTACGTTACATTGACGCAATGAAAATGCGTTATGTGCGTCAAGGAAAGAAAAAAGATAATGATAAATACAGAGTTTCAAGTAGAAACGTAGATAATCCAATGGATTATGAGTTTCCTGAAATTGAAGAGTATTTTATTTACGAACCAAAAATGACTTACCCAACGGGAACACCAGCTCCCGGTACAATGGGTGGATCAAATTCAGGAATCCGAATGACTAAGGATTCTATCACTTATTGCACTTCAGGTCTTGTAGATAGAAATAAAGGGTCAACTCTTTCTTATTTGCATAAGGCAATTAAATCACTCAATCAACTTCGTATGATTGAGGATTCTCTTGTTATTTACAGATTGTCTCGTGCTCCAGAACGTAGAATTTTCTATATTGATGTAGGAAATCTACCAAAAGTAAAAGCTGAACAATATTTACGCGATGTTATGATGCGTTATCGTAACAAACTTGTGTATGATGCAAATACAGGGGAAGTCAGAGATGACAGAAAGTTTATGGCAATGCTTGAAGACTTTTGGCTTCCAAGAAGAGAAGGTGGTAGGGGAACTGAAATTTCTACCCTTCCTGGCGGTCAAAACCTTGGAGAAATCACTGATATTGAGTACTTCAAGAAAAAACTATATCGTTCTCTGAACGTTCCGCCATCAAGAATGGATGGAGAAGGTGGGTTTAATCTTGGTCGCTCTTCCGAAATTCTTCGTGATGAAGTTAAGTTCAGCAAATTTGTTTCTAGATTGAGAAAAAGATTTTCTTATATGTTTAGTGATATGCTAAAAACTCAATTAATTCTTAAAAATATTATTACGCCAGAAGATTGGCAACAAATGGATGAACACATTCAATATGATTTCTTGTATGATAACCACTTTGCAGAACTTAAAGATGCTGAATTATTGAATGAAAGATTGAATATGGTTCAAATTGCTGAACCTTACATTGGTAAATATTTTTCCCAAGATTATGTAAGACGTAAAGTTCTAAGACAAACTGATGTAGAGATTCTTGAGCAAGATGCACTAATTAAGAAAGAAATTGAAGAGGGAATTATTCCCGATCCTAATATTCCAGTTGATCCTCAAACTGGTATGCCATTAGATCAAACTGCACAAATGGATCTCGGTCAACCTGTAATGGAACCAGATCTTGGCGCACAAGAAAAAGGAATAGAAGCATCGGGAAAGCAAGTTGAGATGCCCAAGGGTGGTGAAATATAAATAAAGACGATTAACAATGGTTTATAACTATGGATGATTTACTAGATATGATTGCTACTGATGAATCTCCTTCTCAGATTAGTGATAAAATTAAAGAACTTCTATTTGCAAAAGCATCTGAAAGAATTGATGAATTTCGTCCAGCAGTAGCGTTGAGTATGTTTGATCAACCCAACTCAGATGAGGAATGATATGAAATCTTATAAGCAATTTATATCCGAATCGGTTAATATTGCTGGCGATTTCACGGGGAATCTTTATATCAACTCTCAATTAGAACAACCACAGCAAGTTGGTGAAGAATATGTTGCAGATGTAATGTGGCAGGGTAGTTTGTATCGTTTAGAATTAGTATCTAAAAATGGAATTCCCTCTCCAAGGGAACTTGGAGAACAACTTCAGTCAAATTATCCAGGAGCAGTTGTTCATCAGATTTATCCTGCAATAGAAAAAAATTTAAACATTAAGAACTCAAAAAGATACCACCCATCAAAATTAGAATGGATTGATTAATAAATGGCTCAGTGGAATATACAAACACAAGATTATTTAAATCAAGAAAGAAGTCTTTTTGAAGTTTT